GGAGCTTCAGAACGCCGGGCGTGGCCGTGATGGTGTCGATGTAGCCGTTGAGGGCAGGAACATCTACGTCGGTTCCGGTAAGCACGCCGGGGCCGTTTTCGAGGTAGTAGACGCCGGGCTCTCCGGACGTATCGACGGCATCAACCACGATGGGTTCGATGTCGTCAAAAGTCAGGATGGGGATGCCAGCGGCGTTGCACCATTGGACGGAGTAGCTGTAATCGTCGGGAGCCCAGAAGTCAGGAACACGCCCCGCCGCATCCGCAATGACGGGGTTCGCTAACGGGTTAACGAGACCGTCCGCGTCCGCCTTGGAATCGAACACGTTTTGAAGCGTGGTCGTGCCGTTGATGTAGAAGAACAGTTGCGCGCCTTCGATCAGCGTGCCGTTTTCGTCTATCGATGGGTTGACGTAGGGGAGGACAATGCGACCAGCCACGGGCTACACCTTTTCCGGCTTGGGCAGCGCAACAAACTTCCCCGCCTCTTTTTCGTCGGCAAACTTAAGGGCAACCGTCCACTTCGGGTCCGCCGGATCATCCCCCGCGAACACCCGCCGCATCTGGCTGGGGAACACGCGGAACTTCTCAAGCTCGGGCGTCAGGTCTTGGAGGGCGATGTTGACGTGATAGCCGGGCTCGTAGCCGAGCAGGGTCTGCATACCGGCCTTGTCGGGTTCTGACAGGATGGGGATTTGGATGTCTGGGTCTAGGGTCATGCTGTGGCCGCGTTCAGTTGGGCCTGCGTGAAGGCAGTCGGGTAGACGACGATCCGCTCGACGTAGTTCCAAAGATATTGGCTGGCCGCGATGCGTCCGATTTGCAGGGTTGAAACCCCGACCGGAGCAATCTTCCCCGTCGCCGCCGTGACGGTCGCGCCGTTGGCCGACCCGCGATAATCTGCGCCGTCGAAGCACATGGCGATCTTCGCCCGCCCGCCCGTGGTCGCCGCCCCCGCGTTAATCTGCGTAGCCCCGCCACTGGCAGCGAACGCCGATCCAGCCTCTCCCGCAGAAATGTAAAGCTCCATGCGATTGCTCGCAGTGCCATCGTTCCACGACGCTACCGACCGCGTTAGTGCAAGATCGGCCCATAGCGCGCTGCCGACCAGAGTGGGGGTTGCGGGAAGCGCAAGCGACAGCGCACCGTCATCAGCCGCCCGCGTAGCCGATGCGGTCGTGGTGGCAATCGGCGAAGTCCGGAACGCGCTGTTCTCGTTCTGCACGAAATCAACCGCGATAGCGTCGCCGCTGGTCACGATGCGGAAACCGACCGTGGGGTTAGCCAGCGTCTGCGTGGGGATTTCAACTGCGGTCCACGCCGAAGTGACCGTTATAGCGGTCCACGTCGTGCCGTTATCCATCGTCATATTGATGACGCCGGAGCCGGTGATGCGCTTGATGTAGGCAGACTGATAGCGAACCGATGAGCCAAGGGTAATGGCTTGCAAGCAGGTCGCATTTCCCGCCGTGGCGGTCAGGGATGATGCCGAGTTCGCAACCCCGTCAGGACCGGTCTGGTCTTTGGCCGCCGTGGCGTTCGATTTCGTCCACGCCGCATTGGTCAGGTCGCGGTTCCACAGCGCAACATTCGTCCGCGCTTCCTCAATCAGAAGCCCCTTGTCCGTAATGCGCGGTGCACCCGACGCAAACGCCACCAGCGCACCCGCTGCGGTTTCTGCATAGCCCGTGGAGGCGCGGGTGAAGGTCCAGCCGGGGATTGACGACGGAACACCGTAGACCGCACCCGAAAGCTGGTATTGGTTAGTCGTGAAGTTGGAGCCAAACGTAGCGCCGGGGAACGGAACCCCCAGCACGGCCACGTTGGTGTAACGGTGAGGCCTCATCAGGTGAAGTTGCCGGTGGCGAAGACAGAGACGTTCGTGCCGGTCGTGACCTTCCACGCGCCATCGACAGAGTTAGCCTCAATCGGGATGAAGAACGGCACGAGGCTGACCACGCTCGACGCGCCGCCCGCAAACACCGTGATCGAGGTCGCTTTGTCCAGCAGCAGGACGTTGCCCGGCGAGGTCGTGGCGGGGATGATCAGAAGGCCGGTCAGGTAGTCGCCCGTCCCGCCCGTCGCGCCGAGGACCTGGGCCGTCTGCCCGGCGGCGACCGTCTCGTATTCGCCGGTCGAAAGGTTGGTGGCGCTGACCACAATGGGGTTAGCTGCCGTTCCGGTCGCAACGCCATCAGCACCAACAAGGCTGCTTAGCGGGGCGTAGCCAACCGTATCACCGGGACGGGCGGTGCCGTCCGTAGTGACGGGGACGGCTGCGATACCGGTGGCGGTGTCTTTAAGGCGCTTGGCGGCCATTAGCATGATCCGTGATGGGTTTGCTCACCCCCTATCGGGCGGGCCATGCTTTGCCGAGTTATAGCCTCTCGGAAGGCTTTAGGCTAGACTACTGGACCGGTTCGGGTTGGCCCTGTTCCTGTTCGGCTTGGTAGGCCTCAATCCGTTGGGCGAGCGCCATCAGCGCGGGGGATTGAGCGCCTCCCGCCTTGAGCTTCAGCAACCGCGCATTGAAGGCTTGTGGCGTGCGCGCCTCGCCAAGCCGAACGATCCACCGAACAACGGCGGGATTGGTCAGGACCTCGCCGGTTCCGGCCATCGCCCCGAGCATCGCTCCCGTCGCCACAGCCGGGACGGGGTTCCCCATAAGCATACCGCCCATGCCCGTGGAGACGCCCCCGAAGGTAACCGCGTTTTGTGCGTTAACGCCCGTTCGCGAGCTATTCGCCATTGCCTCAACGCCCTTGAGGCGATCCGCTACCCTCACAAGCCGGTCAAGCTGGGCCGCCAGCGCAGTTGAGCGCGTGCTTCCGCCGCCTACAGGACCAAACAGAACCGCCCGGCCTTGGGGAGATAGTTTGTTGTAGTTGGTCACGAACGTATTGATCGAGAACGCGCCATCCTCCACAGCCCCGGTTGCGCCCGGATTGGGTTTGCCGAGGCGGGAAATCATAGTCGCGGCTACGTCATTCCATTCATCGGGACGGAGCGAGCGCTTGATGCCGTTCAGTGCGCGCACGTCAGCGCTTGCGCCTTCCCGCGCCATCGTCTGAATGCGGTTATAGACGTTCTCGCCAGATGTGCCGACAAGGGGATCAAGCGCCTGTTGAATGCGCCGCTGCCCCGCCGCGTAAAACTGGTCTGCCCGGCGAAGGTCGGCGGCAAGCTGCGGAGACCCAAGGCGGCGGGTGTTCTCGAAAATGTCCGTCGTCAAGGAGCCTTCGAGGCGTTGAAGGTTGGCGTCTCCGATGGTCTGGCGAAGGTCAGTGTTTCGTTGGGCCGTTCTGACCCACGTTCGCAGCGCGCGGAGGTCCTGGAAGCTGATCGTCTCGCCGTTGCGGATCGCCCGCGACACGCCCACAAGCGTCTTGTCTTGCAGAAGGGCGGCGAGGTCTTGCGACTGGAATTGCCCAAGGATGGAATTGAGCGTCGTCGTGGTTGAGGGCGTCTCAATCTGAGAGCCGCCAACGATATCCGGCGTGCTGCTCCGATAGGGGTTGCTGCTTTGAACGGCGCGGGGCGGCTCCGTCTTTCCGGCCATAGCCTCGTCAATGCGCCCGAACACATCGCGGTATTGTTCGTCGGCCTTGGCCGCGAAGCTTTCCGGAGCTGTAGCGTCATTGGCGAACCGTTGCGCCCCTCGCGCTACGTCTTCGCCCACGCCCAAGGGTCCACGCGCGTTGCCATACTCGCCCGCAATTCGGTTGGCCTCGCTCGCAACATCGTCAATCTGGCCTGTCAGTGCGGCGCGCGGACGCCCCCCGGCGATGAAGTTTTCCGCGATCTGTTTGGTCGCGCCAGCAGCGGCGGGGCCACCAAGCGCGGCGAGGTTCGGGCGGACGTTGGCGGCGTCGAATTGCTGGACACCTTCCGCCATGCTTCCCGGACGGGGGGGCGCAACAGGACGCGCCACAGTGAACCCACCGGACGGCGTATTAGCCACCACGGGGGCCTGGCCGGGCGAAGGTAGGCGAGGGCGAAGGAAGCCGCCAGCGACGCCCGCAACGGTCCCGGCAACGTCCTGCGCTTGCTGGTCGCCGCCAGCCGCACGCACAACCTCTCGCGTTCCCGCGTCAGCCGTTCCGCCCGTGAGCGACGCAATAGCCGCCTCGGGGCCGAACACAGCGCCGGGCGCATACTCCATGACCTTTTCAGCCACCCGGCCCGGCATTGAGCTAGGCTGGTAATGCTCACGCGGATCGGGGCGGATAGCGTCGCCCACTTGCTGCATCAGGTTGCGGTCGTTTGAGTCTAGGGTCGGGTCGGAGCCAAAGCCTTCCGTGCGCTCACGGTCCAGCCGGGCAACGAAATCCCCCGCCGCGTCCGGTAGGTTGCGGATACCCTCAAAGCCCCGCTGTAGGCCCTCCCAAGCCCCGCGCGCGGTATCCTCAAGCATCCCCGGATTGTCTCGGGTGATGGTCAGGGTTTGGTTGGCTTCATCCCATGAGCGGCCTGTCTCTCCGGGTTGGGGCTGCCTTTGCTGGATATCCATAGCCCCGCCTTGGGTAAGGGGGCTTTCGGAAATCACTTCCTCCCACGGGGGGCGGACGTAGACACCTTCGGCGACTTGCTGGTCACCAAAGCGAGGCTCTTCGCGGCGGGTCGCGGCTACCGTCTCTCCGGTCGGGAGAGTATCGCCGGGTTCGTATTCTTCTTCCCACGGATTAGGCATTAGCTGGCCCTCTCCCATGACGCGCGGCTGTTCGGGTCGCCGCCCTTGTAGCGGTAGCCGTTACGGACCTCGCCGACGCGGGGGCGGGCAACGGCCTGCCGGGGTGGAGCGAAACCACGATAGCCCTGATCCTGCGAATACTCGCTTTCCATCGCGGCCTGTTCGTCGGCAATCATCCCGAGAAGCCTGATAAGCTTCTTTTCGGCGGTCTCTGGCGTATCCGTAATCAACGGAACGAACGGCCTAAAGCGGGGCGACTCCGAGATGGTCACAGCCGCGCCCGAGCGTTCGCGGATGATAAGGCTTCCAATGTCGCCAATGGCCGCGCGCACGTCCACGCCGCCTTGATCGACGCGCTGTTGAATATCGGGGTCCAGCCTCCCGATCACAAACCCGAGGCCTTGCGGGTAGCCGCGCACAGCGACCAGCGCATCATTCAGCTTCTTGGCGCTTTGCCCAAGGTCGATGTAGCGCTGCATGGGGCCGGTCGGAATAGGACGGAGGTTTCGCGGAGCATCCCCGATAGCTTCCGGCTTGCCGTCTTCACGCATCCACCACGAACGGTTTGGATCAAGGCCCGGCGTTTGGGATACTTCCTCCGGCGTCATGCGACGACCGCGAGGCCGGGGGGCGTCTCCCAGCGCGGGGCGAGCGCCTTGCGGGCGAGCCTGGGGCTGACCTTGCGGCCGGCCAGCGCGAGCAGGTTGTCCAAAGCGGCTTGCGGGATTAACGCGGTTGCCGCTTTCGATGACTTCAAAGTGAAGGTTTGGACCCGACACGTTGCCGGTCGCGCCGGACGCGCCAATCGGAGCGCCAGCTTGAACAGGATCGCCGGGCTTCACGCCAATGCGAGACAGGTGCGAATAGGTCGTTTCCGTGCCATCAGGGTGACGCACGCGAATCTGATTGCCGTAGCCGCCTACGGGCCTTGCATCCACAACCACGCCGTCAGCCGCCGCCATTACGGGTGTTCCGACCGGAACAGGGTAATCGACCCCGCCATGGTTGGCGCTGCCACGGCCCATGTTTGTGCGCGGAGCCGTGCGCGGGCCAAAGGGAGACGACGGGTCGCCGGGAACTGGGGGGCGAAGCTGAATGCGTGCGCCCGTGGCGGGGGGCGGAGCGGCTACACCGGGGCGGGCTGGTTGGCCGGTCGCCGCGACACCAGAGCGCAAGACGGGCTCGCCGTTGGGGCCAGACTCGTAGGCGTTCATGTCCACAACGCGCGTGGACTGATCCTCGTTCGTAAACTCCTGCCATTGCGGCTTGGGCGGGACGGCGGCGATGGTGGCGTAGGTGTTCGGGTCCAGGAACGTGTCGCCCGCGCTGGCTTTGATGGGCCGCTGAGATTCGAGGATTTGGTCTAGCGTGCGGGCGTTGTTGATGACGCCGCCGATTGCCTCATCGGTCGGGTCGAACGCCTCGATCTGTTCTGGCGTGATGCCTTCCGCCTGTAGTTGCGGGATCATCGTAGCCAGCGCCCCACGGCGACCCTCGTATGGGACCGTCTTGAGGCTGGCGGCGGCGCGAGCCAAGGCGACGGACCGGCGACCAGCGGCGGCGCGCTCCTGCTCACTGGCGTTGGCCGCCCAAGCTTGAACAGCGTTGGCGGTCTGGAAGTCGCCCCCCTGTAGGGCCTCATTGGTCGCCCCGCGCGTATCTCCGGACGCCACTTGCGCGCCGATGTTCTGACGGCGGGTCATCTCCGCCTGTTGCTGAGCCTGTGCCGCAAGGGTCTGTCCTTCGCCATACATGCCGAGGCGGTAGGCTTGCTGGGCCGCCCCTGCGATGTCTCCACGCGAAAGCGCGCCGCCGACGTAATGGCGAGCGAGAATGCCGGTGGTGGCTTCCTTTGACCGTTGGTAGGCGTCCCAAAATCCCGGCATCTAGAACCCCGGAAATGCGTAAGAGCCCGTCGCGTGCGAGCCCGCCGCAGCGGTGTTGCCCGCAGAACCCCAAGGGTAGGCCGAAAGCCCCCCGGCGATACCGCCCAAGCCTTCCGCCCATGCGTTGGCCGCGCCCATCGTTCCCGCAGCCTGGTTCTGCCCGTTCTGCATGGTGATGTTGCCGGAGTTGTTCGCGGTCTGCTGGCCGGTCGCGGTGATCTGGTTGGCCGCGTTCTGGCCGTAGCCTGCGAGCGTTCCAATCCCGCCAAGCCACTTGTCCCAATAGTTGCCGAAGGTGTTCTGCGCGTAGTCGGACAGCCCCTTCATGGCCGCGCCGGAACGGGACATGCCCGATGCCGCCGCCGTCGAGCGGGCAGCGTCCAAGCCGGTCTGTAGTTGGGTCTGGTAGCCGGGCTGCGCCCTGACAAGATCGGGAATGTTCGACCCGCCAAGAATGCTGGTCAGGGTCGCGTCGTTGGACTGTTGCAGGGTTTGGCCGGTTGGACCCTGATAGGTAGCGAGGCCGGGCTGACCGCCCGGACCTTGCGGAAGCTGCTGCTGTTCGCCGTTGATGCCGTTTACGATGTTGCCGATAGCCCCGCTGCCGAAGTCACGCTGTTGATTGGCGGCCTGGCCCTGTTGCTGTTGCGTGGCGAACGGGTCCTGATAGCCCGGATAGCCGTACTGCATGAGCGAGAAACCGGGCAACCCGAGGGCGGACGCATAGATGCCCTGCGCGGCCTGTCCAAGCTGGTAGGACGGGCGCTGCATGGCGAGCGTCGTATCGTATTGACGCTCCTGGAATTGAAGCGCCTTCTTTGCCGCCTTGGCCTGTTGCTTGCTCGCCTTGTTCGACGCAGACGCGCCCATAGCGCCAGAGGCAAGATTGAGCCCCGCCGTTGCGGCTGCGGTTGCACCTACCGGCATTCGATCACCTCAAAATCATCTCCGCGAAGCTTGATAATCGCATCGTCCACGTCCAAGCTTCCGCCTTCCAGAACCGCGATGGGAGCGTAACCAGCAAATGCCGCCCACAGGTTATAGAACGCCGCTCCTTTTTCCGGCTGGCCAGCCCGACACATCAGAACGCACGCCCCTACAGCCCTGTGGTGGGCCGGGTCATCTAGGTGCGTTTCAAGGTCTGAACCGGCCTTGGCTTTCTCAGCTTCAAGCCGGGCGTGGAACCATTCACCGGCCTGCTCGCACTCGGGATCGGCATTGCGCCAGTTTTCAAGCGTGATGGTCTGGTAGCTTACGCCGCACGTCCAGCCGGGCGCATGTTCAAGGCGGAATTCCTCAACGAACCCGACCCGCTTGGCGATGGCCTTGGCTGCTTCGTTGGAATCAGGAACCTTGGTCACCAGCCGGGCACAATCGGTCCCGGCGAACATGGAGCGGATCGAACTGATGGCTAGGTCGTATGCCGTCCCCTTGCCTTCTGGCAGGAACAGGCTGTGGACCTCGTAGATGCACGGGACGATGGGGTGAACCACAAAGCCGCCGTGTTCATTGCTGAACGTGAAGGATTGGTTGATTAGCGGGTTTAGGTCCAACGCGCCTTGGCCGCCCAGATAGGGCCTGACCTCGGGATGGTTGGCGACGGCGTTGAAGTCCATGCATGGCCTCTTGAGTGAACCCGGACGGGCCATGCTTGGCGGGAGTATAGACAACCTTTTGCGGCTAGGCTAGGGTCTTGGAATGAACCCGACGCGCAACACGCTCAGTTCTTCCTCACGCACGCGAACATAACGCGCGGGCGCATCCCCGTGCTTGCGGTGGGTGGCGCTAAGCGGCTGGCAACTAGTCTCGAAAACTAGGCTAACCTCACAGGTTAAGGGTTCGACTCCTTCACCCACCGCCAATCGGAAGGTTGGCAGAGAGGCAATGCAGCCGGTTGCTAACCGGTAGAACCGCAAGGTTCCGTGAGTTCGATCCTCACACCTTCCGCCAATTCGCCAGCTTAGCTCAGATGGCAGAGCGCGCCCTTCGTAAGGCCGAGGTCACGGGTTCGATTCCTGTAGCTGGCTCCACTCACGGAAACGCCCCGCTAGGATTTCCCGGCGGGGCGTCTTCGTATCAGGTGCGCGGCTCTTGCGCGGCCCGAAGCTGACGCTCTTGGTCCTCTTGGGCTTCGCGAGCGCGGGCGGCTTCCGGGTCTTCCTTGCGCTTGTCGGGCGTGTTCTCGGGCTGCTTGGACACCGGCTCGCGTTCGGTCTGGCGCTTGGTCTGTTCGTTGGGCTTTTGGCTGGTCATCGCGACCTCCGTTTGTGATGGGAGAATAACGCCCAAGGCCTAGACCGGTTGCTGGTCACCCGGAGGACCGGCGGGCCTGCCGTCAGTCGGCGGATCGCCACTGGTCGCAGGCGGGGTCACAGAGCCCACATTGAGCCGGTATGGGTTATCGACGGAGGCGAAGGCATCCAGCACGTCGGTATAGGCCTGATAGGTCACAGCCCCGCCCGCCCGCGTCGGATCGTCATAGCTGATGTAGTAGAGCGTAGCGTAGGCTAGGCCTGTGACTTCGCCAGCGTCCAGATTGACCGCGACCGTCAGGCTAACCCGCGTGTGGGCGGAAATGGTGACCTTGGCCGTTGCCCCGTCCGCTACGCCCTGAATCGTCACGTTCACAGGCCAGCTAATCGCGGCGAGGATCGAGTTGATGGAGTTAAGCTGGTCCTGCGTCGTCTGACTGAGCTTATTGAAAAGCTCGATGAAATCATAGTGCGCGGGAATGGCGGGCTGGCCGGGGGCGTCCTGAACGATGGACGCGCGGGCCGAAAGTTTGGGAAGCTCTACCGCCATTTATGAGAACCGGGCCGCCACGAACGGGGCTGAAAGGGGCGACCCGGAACACTCACACAAAGCCCGTTCGGGAGAGTGGGAACGGGAAGCGCAGACGTTAGCCCCAAGCCTAATCATCGTCAACCTCGCCCGAACCGTAGGCCGCGAGGATAACCCGCTTGCAGGGGTCGGTAATGCGGAGGCGAACAGCAAGCTGCCTGTGCTGGCCAAGGCGGTTCCACGTCACACGGCGGTTGTAGTTGCCTCTCGCGCCTAGCTCTCGCTCCCTGCCCGCGCTCCACGTCCGACCATCGCCCGACGTAAACAACACGGCCTTGGGAACGTTCTCATAGACAGGGGCCGAACCGGTGTCCATGACGACCACGATCTCATCGACCGTAAACGGCATATATTCCTTGTAGATGTAGGGCCACGTCATGTCGAAATCGATGATTCCCCCGGCTTCGGTCAGGCTGTCATCCATCAGGTAGATTTTGCCGTTCGTGCTGTCTCCGAACAGGAGCTTCTCATAGCAAATGACGTGCGTGCGGGCTCGCCAGGTATCGAAGCCCCACGAGCGGCGTTCATGCCAAAGCTGCGTCCGCTGGTCATAGACCACGCACCCATCAGGGTTCACAAAGCAGATGAACAGGTGATCGCCCCAAACGTGGGCATGGGCGACGGTCTGGCTGATATCCGCCCAGCCGTCGATGATGCGCGCAATGGCGGGCGTCTGGATCGGGGTCGCGGTAATTCCATCAAGCCGACGAATGGTCTTGTCGTTGGCGAGCCAGAACACGGCGTCGTTGGAAACCACGGCTGCGAATATCCCGGCAAGCCCAACGTCGATAAAGAAGCCTTCAAGGCGCGTGAAGGGGAACAATTCAGCCCCTGTATTCCGCCAAGCCTCAATCGTCTGCGCGCCCATCATCAGGACTTCGCGCTTGGACACGAGAGGTCTGACAAGACGGTCGGGGCGGTATTCAGCGGAGGCGAAATCAAGCGGGTCGTAATCGGTCGGGTCCGACAACGCCGCGATGAAGAAGATATCCGAGTCCTTCTGGTGGAACACGAAATACCCGTCGATCCACGCCACGGCATCAGCAGGCAAGGCGTCAGGGTCGGCGACTTGCGTGACCGTGTTCAGGGTCGAGTCATAGACGTAGATCGCGCCGGTCTCGGGAACCACGATGACGATGTTGGTTCCGTCCGTCGCCATATCGACAAGACCGGTTCCGCCGATCACGCCTAGCTCTGTCGGAGAGCCGGAAGCATTGACGCTGAACACCTTGGCCCCGCTGACGGCGTAGAGCGTGAGCGCCATTTCGATCATACCCCGGATGGGTTGTGACCCGAGGTCTGCGAACTCCGTCAGGCCGGGGATGCCGTAGACGGGGGCGGGTTCCTTGCCTTGGGGGGTTAGCTCAAGGTAGCCGTTCAACAGCCGTTCGATAGACACGGATGCGCTATCGGAGCGAGCCGTTTGCCTTCCGACCTGTAGCTGGACCCTGAGAGCGCTCACCTAGCAACGCGCTCCCCGGTAGCCGTAGCCGCGCCCGTAACGGATCATCGGGCGGATGCGAAGGGACGGCTCTCGGTCATGGCCGCGTAGTTTCTGATAGAGGTCTTCTGAACGAGCGATTACGCGATTGGTCCGCTCACCGGTCTTTCCTGCCGGGTCCGCCAGCCGGGCCGCGAGGCAGTAGAACACCGTCTCCGTCCACTCTTGGGGAAGGTCAACGGTCTGGTCTAGGTCGGTCACCGTGTCCACAATGCGCGCCACGTCGGCAATCATCGCAACGTCGTCAGTCGGGATGGGCCACACGCTGATCTGGACGGAATCGGCGTGCTTGATGAACTTGTAGATGATGGGCGTGCCGGTATCGCCCGGCGTGGGCAGACGGTCCCATTCCTCTAGCGAGTAACGACGCATGGGCGTGAGAACGTCGTTCAATTCCCACCGCAGCGATAGGATATCAATGATGGACGGGGAAAGCGCGGCGGTCTGCGTATCGGCGGGCCACAGCATGTCGGCTTCTTCGCGACGCCACAGGTTGTTGCCGTCCGCCTGCCACGACTTGAGCATCCACGTCAGCGTCGTCATGCCTTGCGTGGCGTCCTCCGCAGACAGCGGCGTGATAGCGTCTTTCACGCCTAGCAGGGTGTAGGCCTGCGAGACGATTTCGCGAACGGTGAGCGAGCCAGTGATTACGCCGGAAGTGGTCATGCGTTGTTCGCCGTCGCTATGGCCGCCCAGCGCGAGCCGGTGTAAATCAGGGTGCAGGTGTCGGAGGTCGAGTTCATCACGAAATCACCGCCCGGCAGGTTGATGGCCGTCGTGTCCTTGACCGTCACCACGCGAGCCGCCGTCGTGGTCCGGAGCACGAGGATTTGGCCCGTGGTCCCGCCGGTAATGTCGGTCAGGTCATCCGAGGCCGCCGCGCCCTCCGTGTCCACGGTGAGAAGCACAACGCCATTCGTCACCGTAGCGATACCGGAGGCAATCACACTGGATGCCGTCGTAGGTGTGATGGCCTTCAGGCCCGACGCAACGCCCTTGGAGAGCATGTTCGCGCCCGAGACATTGGACAGGTCAGCCTCCGCCACATCAGCAGCAACGGCCAGCCCGGCATCAACTCCAGCCGCCAGAAGGTCAGCCGGGTCTACGTTGGACATGTCCTGAAAGACATAGCCGTTGGGCGGAACCTCGGGATTGACCGGCGTAAGCGTGATGGTCGTCATTCGCCATAGTCCACAACAGGGATATCAACGAACACGTTCACCGGCTGGCCGGTCGGATCGCTTACGACTTCCTCGCCCCGCATGGGCGGAACGTCTAGGCTGGGGTGCTTGGGTTCGGCTAGGCGAGCAAGCACGCGGAGTCCCGTCCACTCAACTACCAAGTCGGACTGACGCACCTTCCACCCCGAGCGCTCGCAAGTTGCCCACGGGTCCGATGATCTGTAGGCGAAGGGCGCGTCACTCCAATTCGGCATGGTCTGCCCCTTAAGCGGAGAGCACTCGTGACCAGTTGCCCGTGACGGCGCAGAAGTAGACCGCGTGCTTGAGCGTGGCCTGAGAGACGCCCGTGGCCGTAGCAACCGCGTTGATGGTGTCGGTGCCAGCACCGTAAACCTGGACCGCGTTCGCAGTCGGGTTGGCGACGTAGATCACACGCCCAGCAATAGCCGCAGGAAGCCGGATGCCGTCGCCCGCGTTGGCATTGGTCGAGACGTTGACGATGGGGCCGGTGACCGCCGTAGCGCCCGCTTGCGTCTGCGTGGTGCCAGCGGTGATGCCGGTCTGCGCGCCGATGAGGTTGTAGACGCCAGCCTGAGCCGACGTAGCGCCGCCCACAAAGCCGTTGGCGGAATAGACGGGTCCGGTGAAGTGAGTAGCAGCCATGATGGCCTCCGTTGGGGGACTTGGCTAATGCTGAGCCGTCCCGGAAAAGGGTGCGTGGTGAGAAGTCCGCCACCACGCAAGCGGCTGTATTCGTTAGACTATCACGCGCCCGGCGTTCCGATTCCGCCGCGCCAGTCACTGATTCCGAATGAGTAGCGTTCGAAGCCAGCGGCCTTGAGGTTCAGGGTATCGAAGTCGGAGTCGCGACGGATTTCCATCGCGGTCCGGTCGAAGCCCTTGAAGCCGTCCGGCACGTCGGTCAGCAGGAACCACGCATCCGAGTCCGTGAGATACGGGTTCATGACGCGCTTGTCGGGCAGGATCGACAGGGACTTGAGGGCGTTCGTGTCGTTGTCAGCGGTGCCAACGCGCTGGGTGGAGCCGTAAATGCGCTCAACCTCAAACATGTTGTCGGTGCTGTAAACGAGCGCACGGGCACGGGGCATGATCGGCATCCCCGAGCTATCGCGCATGGCCGCCATCAGCTTGTAGGCGTCTTCCAGACTGGCTTCGGAGAAGTCAGCAGGGGTGGCCAGCAAGTTGGATTGGAGGCCCGAACGGGTCGGGTGAGAAGCCGAGAACTGGACAACGCCGTCGCCCCCGAGCGTGCCACCGGCAAACCCGTTGTTGAAGACGTTGGCGGCAACGGTCTCACGCGCCTGACGGAACGCACGCGCCAGCGCGCGGGATCGCGCACGAGCGACCTTCGCATACTGGTTGTCGTCAAATTCCTCACGGGTGACGATGAAGCCAAGCCCGTAAGAGACGTGCGTGTAGCGCGAGGTATAGCCCTGCGTGATGCTGT